ATTTGATACAAGAATGCGATAATGATGTCCTTGATAGTTATGATTTGAATACCTTTAGTGAAGATGAAGATAGCGATAATAGTTTATGCGCAGAAGCCAAACCTGAGCCTTGTGGAGAACTGAAGATCGAAGCAGTGAAGGATGATGGTTCTTCTTATACCACTTTTGCAGATGTTTTCAATGCTAATTATATATCGCCCGATTTTGGTCCAATGAATGGTATATTTTCCACATTGTCCCAGAATTGGGGGTATTTAGCAGGTGCAGGAGTTGTTATAAGTGTTATTGGTATAATACGAGGCGCCTTCTCTTTATCGGCTGTTGCTCAATCTATTAATGAAAAAGAGCCTCAGCCATGTGCTGGTGAGAAGGAAAATATCTGGGTTACCCGTAAATTAAAAAGGGTACCTTTAATGATAAGACGATCTAAAGAGAGTGCGTCTACAACTTATACTGATCTGCGCGATAAACTATCACGTCACATTTTGTGTGCTAAGGTGTTTAGTAATGGTAACTCTACATGTTTTAATATAATACCATTGCAGGATAATTATTGGTTAGCTCCCTATCACTCTGTTGCTCATAAAGCTCCTTTTAAGATATTGGTTTCTAATTGTCAGAAGGATGAAACCGGTATAGAAGTAACGGAGTTGTTGAGCACTAAGGATATTAGAAGGGTAGCTGATCTTGATTATGCTGTAATAAGATTAAAGTGTGTGCAACCCAGAAAAGGTTTTCTACAGTTTTTTCCGTTGGAACAGATTTGTGGAGATTCCATGGTTGCGACTTGTATTTATAGACCAAGGAGTGATTGGTTTAATCCTATGGTCAATCCTAGTCGTAACTCAGTGTTAAAGCATATGGAAGATAACCTAGATGATAAAGGTTGTTACACAACCCTTGTTAATGTAGAATCTCGATCTTTGATAGATGTGCCGGATAATGGCAAATATCAAGGATTTAAGTATACACCGGATCACACTACTTTTAATGGCTTATGTGGCATGATAGCTATCTTACAAGCTAGAGGTGCTGTTATTATGGGAGCACATTTAGCTGGAGATGGAAATATAGGAGTTTTTGGTTCAGTCGTACAACGTGAGTTGCAGGATGCAATATTGCAATTTTCCGATGATGCCATACCTATGAAAGGTGAAGGAGGGATATCTCCTCATCAGTATGGATATGATTTTGAGCAAACGGCATTACTTGTTGATGGAATATGTGATCATGATGTGCATCCTAAGCATTGTTTGCGATATATGGACGCATCTAAACCATCGGCTGTTGAAGTTTACGGGCCTCATTTAAAAGGAACACGCACTTTACGCTCTGATGTTAAGCAGAGTATAATAAGTGATAGTGTTACTAAAGTAATGGGATTACCACGTATTCATGGAAAGCCAAAAGGTTTAGGTACATGGAAACCGTTTCAAACAAATGCTCAAAATATGATGGAACCTTGTAATAATTTTGATCCTGATCTTCTTGATAAATGTATGTATGATGTACTTGATCATCAT